CAGTTTGACAGCACCAACAAAGCCCTACGGGAGTTAATTGATCCCTAGGAAATTCTCGCTCACATTCATCGCACTGTCTAAGGTCATTCATCTTACCCTCCTGTGTCGTATAACTGTCATTATGTTAACGTTCAGTACGTGACATTTTGTCACAACCTTCACAAGTCCATTTTGGTTTTATTATTTTGATACGCATCGGTTTTTTACATTGTAAGCATGGTCCAATGTAAGATCTTTCATATTTGGTATTTTTCATTAATCACTCTTGCTAATCTTTTTCTTAGATATCCTTGGACATTCACAAACAACATCTGAACCATTATCAAAGCAATCAATCATTGGGTAGACATCTTCTGGATACACCCATCTAAAATAACCTTTTGGGGGTTCATTCTTTGTATTGAACAGCGTTAAGTGTTCTTCATGATCTAATAAGACATAAGAATCATTGCCTTGCATGTGCGAGCAATTCCATTCATTCTTTAAACAATTTTTCCATTTAATCATTTCTTCTCCATGGTCTTTCTTTAGGGATGTACTCTCTGCCACCACCACGTTGTATCCAACCACCAATAACACAACAAAGGCTATTGTCATGGCTAAAGAACATGTACTTATCGTAAACCCTTACTCCGTTGGCTTCGAATCTCCAGTTCGTTAGATATGTGTATTTTGGTGCATGGCAATACCAACAAACTTCAATCATTACTTATCCCTCAACTCCATACCGTTCTTCCCGACATACTCCAGCGCTAACCCCACTTGTCCCTCTTCCGTCTTTGGCATCCTGTAGAAGTAACAGTGTATGCATACTAAATGATCAGGATCATACTGAAAGTGGCTATGGCTTTCAGGGATGGTTTCATGACAGGCACAGCAGAACTCTTGTTCATACTCTGGTAAGACCGTTGCTTCTGGTATAGGGATAGGTTCACTTTTAGGTGCTTCATTCATTGGAAGACCAACTAAGATGTATCCAACAAACATAATGACTACAAAACCATTGTTCATCTCGTCACCTCGATGTATTTCATAATATCTCCTTAAAAATATCTATGTTCATTACTCACACCCTTCATGCTATACACTCTATATATCAGCACTGACATCTACACCAGCCTCGATCTGGGGCTCCTTTTTCCCCCTAGGACTCTCACCCTGGGGGGTTTATCACTTACCTTTTATTGATACAGCACCCTTGAGCTGGTTCAAGAATCCATTAAAGTGGTTAGAGATGCTGACGCATTCTTTATAGCGTACACTCACAAAGTTCATGATGGTGTTAAGTTCTTTATAGACCTTCTTCATCTCATCAAATATCTGGAGCACGGCTACAGTTTCATCTGTATTGAGTTTCTTACCCCTAAACACATCGAACCTGTTATGTAAATCTTTATAGTTCTGATGTAGATTTGTAAAGGATTCATCGATCTTGGTTATCAGGGGTGCTACTTTTACCCGATTCTTTGCAGGGCTTTCGTTCACGTTTGTAGATGTCTGCAAGCTCTCTGAACTCTCTTTCTTTTTTAAGCTCTTTGATTCTTTCGATGGTGTTACGGTCTTCACTACTTTCTTGCTTGGCATCTCTCTGGCTCCTTAATGAGAAGTACTCTTTAATCTTTATGTACAGTCGTACGGCAAGTATCATGTTGATGATCTGTATCACCATGATACACACTATCAGTGTCACTCTTCCCCCTCCTCAACATCACTATCACCGAACATAAACGATCTGCGTAGTGCTTTAACCTCAGCAGTCTTAAGCATCATGGCAGCAGGAAAATACTTCCATGTGTCGGTGTCCTTGCGAGCTATCTTTATACTGACATAAATTACGGTAGGCACTGCTTGATCTTTACGAAAGACATTACAGAACGCACCTACTATCTTACTGCTGTCAGCATTAAAGTGAGCAGGTCCATACGTGATCAGCAAGCTGGTATCAGGACGTTTAACAAGGGTGTCTCCTTCGTAAAACACATCAGACTCCATCCCATCAAATGCAGGATCAGTATGAGCTATCTTCAGGTACCCATCACGACCTATAACTACCGTCATCTTTCCCTTGTAGGGGATGAGGTACATGTCTTTCTTGATGGGGTCAAGGTTGTATTCTTGGGCTACTGCTATAAACCGCTTAAAGTCTTCATCGGTAGCAGCAGGTGGGCAGCATGTTCTTCTAATAAGGCTGATGTGCTCAGTAGTAAATGTGTCTAGTTTGACCTTGGTTGCACAAAGACCATCTACCTTCTTGATAGTACCCTTATAATGTTCTGACATGTTCTCTAACCGTGATTTTAGGTTGGCAACATCCTCAGCGAGTTTGCTGAGATCCTGATGGGCTTTAAATGGGTTTTCTATGATTGTGTTGCCTGGTACAGGCCCACTCAGTATTGGTATTGGTTCTGTGCTCACTCGTCATCTCCTCGGTAGTTATATTCTATGTATTCCTGGATACGTTCCTGCGTCTTGGTGAACGGTATAGAGTTACAGGTAACATCCATCGCGTTCTTAAGGGCTGTTCCGTTTATCCCTATACGTTCTGCCAGTGCTTTGAACGTTATACGTTTATCTTTCATGATCCACTCCAGCCTGTCACAAGCTACTTGTTTATCGAACTCCATATCCCTCGTTACTCTCACACAATCTCCTTTCCGACTTCCGCCTTCGCCTGAGAAAGGCTATGGCGGGATTATATTTGGACTATACTAGGTGGTCTTTATTTTTTCCTTGAACAACTTCTCATAGTAAAGTTCAAGCTTCATCCTGGAAAGCGGTTTAACGTTCTTACCATTAGCTATATTACGCATCGTTACACTATGCATAGGGATCTCTTTGCAGAGTTTAATGCGTGGGTACAGCGTTTTCTTCTGTATCGCATAAAACATTTCTTGTAGGGTCATCATATCTCTTTCTGTCTTGACATGTCTAAATACTACTGCTATCATTGTGTACCATTATATCTTATTATGTCATAACAGTAAAGGACAACATGGAACGATTAGTATCATTTATAGAGCAGCTCACTAAAGACAGAGAACGTATGAAGCGAGCTATAGACGATGATGCGGTGGCGATGCTACATCTGCAAGATGCAATTGGAGTACGCCAAAAGGAAATCAAAGAGATAGACAAACTCCTAGAACAACTCGAAACACTAAAGGACTCACATGATTAAATACATCGGAACGATGAACAGACTACTCCTCGTAACACTCATCTGCACAGCAGCTACACCATTACAAGCAACACTATTCGGCCACTCCAGCAAGAAGGTTAACAACCTTCGTAGCTCTCTTGAGAAGATCAAGGCAGACTACGATGCTGCTGTTGCTCGAGCTAACTCCCTTCAATCCAACCTTGATGAAGCACTCCTTAAATGTACTGCTCATCAAGCAGAGATAGAGAGCCTTCGTAATCAGCTTAAGGCGTACGTTAATGAGGCTGCTCGACTTAAGGCCCTGGCCGATGAAAAAGAACTCGAGAAGGCCAACCTCATTCGTCAGGTAGAAGAGGTCAGGGAAACTAAAGAGTCAGAGCATACCTCTCTTCTTGCAGAGTTTAAAAAGCAGGTAGATAGACTGACACAGGCTACCACTAAGCTGGAAGAGCTTGAGAACACGATCAATGAAATGCTTGAGTTGCCTGAGACGATCTTTGGAGTTAAATAGTTACTTGATCTCGCTTTGCTATTTCTTATTGACATTGTAGTACACGATGGTACTATGTCCCTGTCGTCGTAGCTCCAAACAGATCAACTTCGGTTGATCAACAGGTAGAGTACCGGTCTAGGCTGGTGGGTTATGGGTTCGAGTCCCATCGTCGACACTTGATAGCCTACTTTTAACATTCCCCCCAGCCCTTGTTGGGGGGGCCTGTGCCGCCGTAGCCTTATCATCTCCGAAGGGTCGATGTATTTCGCAGGCGAAGGCGCAGTTTTATTATAGACGTCTTTGTCCCGTGATCTCCAGTGGAGACCATGGATAAACAACCTCACAACATTTTAGACGGGTGTTGTGGGGTTGATAACCAGAGTTTTAACCGTATGGACGGATAAACAACCCAACAGCATCTGATAAACGTGCTGTTGGGTTGTATTACTTAAAGGGAAATACATCGGAAAGATGAAATGATTATGGATACAAGAACAATAATGCAGCGCGACATGGCAGCTCGACAACGATATGAATTGCTTGGGGGATATCAAGAAGAACGTAGACTGGCTATGATATGGAAAGCTGAATACGAGGCTAAAAAGATAGCAAGAGCGAAAGCTAAAGAAGCGTTAAAAAGGGTTTAGAGATGTATAATCGCTGTATTCAAGCTGGCAAGATTGTAGACGAGATAAAGTCCAGAAAACTATCCAATGGTGGCCTTATGGTTTACTTCAACCTTATGGTCAACCCGCCGAACGAGAGCTCAAAAAATCTTTACATTAATGTGAGAGCCTTTGGCAAATTGGCTGAAGAATTTATTGCTAATTACGAGCAAGGAAATCTTGTCTTTGTTGATGGCTATCTATGGATGGATGGATCTAAACATGATCTAGGTATTCAATCCTTCGCTCTAACGGCACAGTTTATAGGCCCGATAGAACACTTTGACTTGTTTGAAGAGCTACTGAATCTTTTTAATGTTGCGCGTGCAGAGTTTGACGAACGCATAAAAAAAGATCTTGCAGATGAAGCATTGAAACTAGGAAATAGTCTCAACGAGGCAAGCGAAGCCTCAATAAAAGAACAAGCAGCGCTCGATGAATTTATAAAAGCTAAGAAAGCAGAAAAGCTTACTGTTGATTAGGAGTGGAAGAAGTTACGAGGATAGATTCTATGATCTTTAATGATAAAAATTATACCAATGATCCAGTTAAGTCTGAGGCTCTGTTTAACGAGATCTTTGATGAAATGGGATGGATTCCAATTAATCAATCAAAGCAGCTGGCGTATAAGCAGAAGCTTCCTATTGAAACAAAAAAATTTTGGAATTGTTCTAAATCAAGACTTGATCATTTTGTAAATCAGTGGGCTGAATGGATTGCTTATCTCAAAGAGGAGCGTAAGAGAATCTGATTGATATTTTTCGTTTATCCCTCGACAGAGATCTTTATTACTACTATCCTCTGTCCTTTAATTGAGATGTATTTTATTAACATCTTATCGTCTTATGTTTTGACCGACCTAACCGATAAGAGTAACCCCAAAGGAAAAACCTCATGAATATGCGCAAACACAAACAAGGGAGGTTCTTGATTTGAAGGTGTATGATAACCAACAAAACGCGTCCAGTCAAGCTAAAAGCTCTGTTTCACGACAAGCTAATCAACATAGATACCTGTATGACCCTAACCCCGTTAGAAAGTTTAAGGTAAACCCCTATCAATACCTCGATAAGCGATATACAGATAAACAGCTTGAGGTTTACAACGAGATCTTAAAGCGTAAGCGACGCCATGGATTTGTTGAGTACACACATGCAGGTCTTGCCAAAGATCTTGGCCTTGATGACCAGACGGTTCTTTCAACTGAAACTAAGATGATCGAGGACGGTACTCTTGTCATTCAGAGACGTAACCATAAACGACTACCTACCCTTGCAAGAGTCAGTTCATACTTCAACTCAAAGTCAGTAAGGAAAGCTCTTGCATGGCTGCTACCAGAGCTACTACCAGCAGTTCTATCGACAGTGTGTTTATTACAGCCTGTCGATAGATATGGATCAGGGTTTTATTCTAATAATCTATTTGAAAGAACGGGAGACTATATATATTCATCAAATGATATATATCTAGCCGATGAAAAAAAACCTGACATCGTGAGCCATAGCCGGGCAGGACCGGCCGCCCCGATGCGGCTGGGACGGGACTGCCTTTCAGATCTTTCTACAAACCCCTACACTTTGGATGAGTTGGATATCATTTTAGGGGTTCCGGAGCTCCCAGCTCGGGGGAACCCCCCTACGCTGCTCACAGGAGCTGAGGAGTATTTTTATAATCACCAGCAAGAAAGAAGGGAGGGCTTCGTCACATCTTCGATGAACGACCCTCAACTACTGGATGACTCTAATTCCCCAAAAGGGAACCGAAGCGGTTCAGGGGGAGGCTCCGCCACTTATCCCTCTTCTGATGAGACTTCTTCTTTAAGGCCGTGTCACGAAAAGTTTAACGACATTATTAAAGCAATTTGGAGATCGTAATGAACGATTATAGAGATGCTGTTGATAAAAGACCCTCCAACCCTAAACCCCGTCAGTACTACAACGGCCGCGGAAGACCAGCAGACTTTAAATGTCCCTGCGAGTGGCGCCGTACTTACAACAAGAGTTATGTGTGTTATGGAGTGTGGTGTGATGATGCGGGCATAGACTTTAGTGGAGAGACGCCCTAGGATGCCCCAGGGCGAACGATAACTAATAGACCGGGCCTTCATCCCTAGGGCTAAGGTTAGAAGGCATAGCGCCAGCAAATTCTTGTCCGTCTCTTTTACTCATCTTGCCATAGGGGTCTAGCATGACTCCCTTGACGTTGGTTGGTGTAGTATAACCTTGGGCCGGTTTAGGTGGGTCCCAATTAAAAGATTGCTCTATGATGAATTTTATTCGTGCTATCTCTTGACGAGTATCAACGAACACTTTGATGTAGTCTTCGTGTGATTCATTTTGTTCGTCTTGTTGTATCTTGCGGTCGTTCAGCATCTCTTGAGACTTCTGAAGAAGTTCATGTGCTTGGTTCTGTATCTCAAGAAGCTTAGCTATGCGGTCTACGCACTCCAGGTAGGGCATCGTTGGTAGGTTGAACTTCATTTCGGCCTCTTAACACGTTCTGGTTGTTGTGAGAGATATTCCATGAGGGCATCCTCTACGATTTCCCTCATGGTCTTACGTTCCCAATACTTAACACAGGCTAGTTGTTCGAGCACCTTTTCTTGCACCACGAACGTAGCCCGCTTGTAGCCCTTAGGTAGGCCTGTGTGTTCTGTCACTTGTATCCTTTCCTTTGGTTGTTCTTACTTCATTAACCATTAATGTTCTTACAAAAATACGTTGCATATCTTTTTCAGTAACTGGGTCCTTGGTATCGCCCATAATGAAATCTGTAGCCTGTTCGTCGTTCATGGCTTTGATTTTTTCTGCCATCTCGTCAGTGGTGTATTTATACATGTTAATCCCAATCGTTGTTTCTTGTATCTTGACCTGATAACGCACCTACTATGCATAACCCTATGACTGCCACGATGATGCAGAGCGACACGACAGGCTCACAGAAGTACAGCATGGCAAAGAATAGTATCCAACCTAGCATTATTCCCAGCTCCAACCAGTTTCGATTTGCTCGATATGAACCTGAAGATCGTTGCACAAGTTCATGTAGTATCTAACCATACGATCATCGTTTTCGCTCTCAGCTTGGCACAGCTCTTCTTGAGCCACCTCAAACGCTGTTCTTACTACGTCTTCTTTGATGGGGTTACCAGTATCCAGGTGATCGAGATACTGTTTTATTGATTTATGCATGTTAGTCCTTGCTGCCGAAAAGTTCACTAAGTAGATTTACAGCATGTTTTGCTACATCTCTATCCATGATCTTAGGTCCGTTGTAGTATCTAGTCGCTTGTGCCAGCTCTACCCTTAGATCACCACACATCAATTCATACATAGCAGCGGTTTCGTTATCTTCGCGTATTTCTGCTTGTTCCCACTCATATTGAGCTATAGCGTACGCTTGGGTTAGTTCGTTGATATCTAGTTCCTCTAGATTCATATATTTTTGAATAACTTCGTGCATGTGGGTCCTTCTCTAACTAACTATTAAAAACAACAACAACTTAACTGTTAATAATTATGAACTATATTAATCATTAAGTCAAGCACTAATTAATCACTAGACACACACGTCCATTACCCCTATATTTACTAAAAAGGAGATACTTTATGGCTAGTAGGAAAAGAGCAGTAAAAGAATCTGATAAGAACTCACCAAGAAGAGATATCGAAGATAGATCAATAGACAATCCACCATCAACAACTATAGCACCTTTATTGTCGCAACATGATACACAGGCGCTCATCATGGCATTCGCTAATACTGATGATCATGCAGGTATTGCTACGCTTTCAATGCAGGATGACAGCATCACATTTCCACCTGCTCGTAAGATATGCCACGACCTTCTAGCTTACTCAGCACTCGAGACATCTCTCACACTTCAGCCTTATTGGAACATGCATTGTATTACCAGGGCTACCGTTGGGCGTTGGCGTGCTGACCCTTACTTTCGCAACTGTCATGACATAGCTAAAGAACGAATAGGTGTGCGTAGAGAGCAGCGATTTCTTAATGACCCTGGTCGTATGTATGCATCGATGCCTATCTACAGCGCAGACTATCGTGAGCTTAAGGAATGGGAAACAGAGCTTTCTAACAAGAAGGCTGATCAACCAACTAACATAACTATTAAAGTTGATAGGAGCAGTGGTAATGAGCACAATAGTGGACAGACTGATCGACGAGATATGCCATCTCCAGTGGGAGATAAAACTACTGCAGGAGAAACTGGAGATGAACCAGACGGCACTCAAGAACCATAAAGCTATGTTGTATAAGTATGTTGATAATGAACCTGAGTACAAAGCCCCTGTGCCGGCCTGTATCGTGGTGAGGATGAATCCGCCTTCGCCTAAAAAAGGCTATGGCGGGACAGGGGGACCAAAATGACAGAAAAAAAAGATCGACCCCTGGGAGATCAAAGAAAGGGAGCCGTGTTGAACCAGATTATGCGTAAGTTTCTTGGTGAGGATGACGTTATTTTGCTGAAGAAAGAGTTAGATAAGCTTACAGAAGGTCTTAATAACCTTTGCAACAGAATAGATGCGGTGAGCGATAGGACAACCGTTAATTGGGTAGCTACAGATAAACGCGTTACCAACCTTGAACGACACACGCTCGACCTACGAAAGGACTTAGATAAGCTTCGTTCCTTTTTGGTTAACGATACGAACGTAATGGTAGATCGTGACCCGTTTAATAACATATGCCCAAAAACAAAGAAGGCGCTTAAACCATTAAAAGCAGAAATACCGGTTATGGATGACAACTTCTCTATGCAAATAAATGGGAAAGCTACCCTTATTGAACAACCTAAGAAGAAATCTGGTCGGCCTGTTGGCGTTAAAGAAACTAAACCAAGAAGGTATAAGTCATGCAAACAGTAATGATATCGTATACAAGATGCTATTCATATCTACTACCAGATCGTCCTACAGTACAAGACTTTGATGATCTTGTAGCTAGTCTTCCAAGTTACACTGACAATCAATCCTACAGTGTCGTTGTGCCTCGTACGATGATACCTTACCTTAACGATGTACCAGATTTTTGTGAAAAGGATGTAACTGATCCTAATGACTGTGAGATAGGAGCTTGGGGGCCGTTGAGGTTCTTTGCTTATCCTGATGTAATAATTGATAAAGGTTGGCATGAAAATCTTAGACCTTTGGAGCCTTCATGAACTTTATATCCTTTATGACCATCTTTAACACGCTTATGCTTCTGGTTGTTCTTGGAGCCATGAGTGGCTACTATGAAGACGAAGATCGCCTTGATAGAGTATTTAGCTTTATGTTCTCGATCACGATACACATGCTATCTGTTGGGTTCTTTGTGTGGTTGTTTGTACGATAGCCCAAATAGGACGATAGGCCAATAGATTTCGATAAACAGATCGACCCTCGTGAGATCAAATGGAGACAGTATGAGCGACCTTAACATTACCCTAGATTCCTTTAAGCCCCGTGACTATCAAAAGGAGTTCTTTGATGCTCTTGAAGTAAAGGGCTATAGACGGTTCTTCCTGGTCGTTGCACGTCGTGGAGGCAAGGACCGGATGTGTTGGGAGGCTGTCATCTATCAGATGCTTCTTAAGCCTATTTTGGTGCTGTATGCCCTACCTACGTTTGCTCAAGCACGTCGCTGTATTTGGGATGCTCTTAACCTTGATGGTTCTAACTTCCTGGACAGCATAGACCCTCGTCTTATTGCCAAGAAGAACGAACACGAGATGAAAATAACCCTCGTTAATGGTAGTCGCCTCAGTCTTATTGGCGGGGATAGCTACGACACGTCTTTGGTAGGAAGTAACGCCTACATGATCGTGCTGTCGGAAGCAAGTTTGATGGACCTGGATAACATCTACGGGTATTGCCGCCCTATCCTTGCAGCTAACGGTGGCATTCTCATCATACAGGGTACACCTCGGGGAAAGAACGCATTTTATCACATGTACAACGCTGTCAAAAAAGATCCTGATTGGTTTACCATGTTCAAGACAGCCTACGATACTAACCACATACCCCCTGATGTTCTTGCTAAAGAGAAACTCACTATGAGTGAAGGGCTGTTCGCTCAGGAGTATGAATGCTCTTTCGAACGTGGCCAAGAGGGTATTATCTTTGGGTATGTTCTGGATAAGATGAAGCAAGACAATAGATTTACCGTCGTAAATTATGACCCTACAGCGCTCACTCACGTCGTTTTTGACCTCGGTTATGAAGACGATACCGCACTACTTTGGTTCCAGGTGATGCCTAACGGGTTCATCAACGTCATAGACTGCTTTTCTGATAACCACTTAGGCTTAGATTATTACATAGACAAGGTACGCTCTAAGCCCTACCGCCTTGGAACGGTGTTTGGTTGCCATGACATGCGGGTGCATGAGTTTGGTAACGGTGGCAGACAACGTCTCCACATGGCTCAGGATATGGGGATGGATATGACCGTGCTTGATCAGATAGGCAAAGAAGACTCCATCGAACAGACATTGGTTACGTTCCCCAAGGTATGGATAGACTCGCGTAACTGTCAGCGTCTTATGGATGCTCTAGAAAACTATCGTAGAGAGTGGGACGATAAGAACCAACTCTACAAAAAAGATACAATCAGGAACTGGGCGGCGCATTACGCAGACTCATTCCGCTATATGTGCCAGGCTGTTAACCTTTTAGGCCCTTCCCTGAACGATGATGAGTTCGAACGCAAGAAGCGTGAGGCGTTCTATGGCAATAGGGGGAGTGGGTTCGGACCGTTTAGTAATACTCGAAGGACGTTTTGATGTGCGATTGTCATACATTACCCAAAGAAAAACGATGCAAATATCCTCGTGAAACACAGTGTCACAGTTGCAGTAAAATCATGCATTCTGTTTCATATCCGTATTGTTCGCCTTCTTGCATAGAAGATGGATTCAACAATCGTGACAAACCCAAGATTTGTAAGTGCTTCTATTGTACACATCTACTAAGTCCTAACGTTGATGAAGATGAAGATTGGGAATTTGAAAAGTAAGAGCCGCCCTGGGGAGAAAGGACTAAGAACCAGGGCGGCATGTTGTTGTTGCATTCAGTATATCACTAATAACTTGTTTTCTGCCAGTGGACCTTTTACAATGAAAAAAAAGGGATTTCACTAAAGGGAGAACCATGTCACTTGAAGAACGCTATTCTGCTATAGGGAAGAAGAAAGAATCTGACTACATGTCTGCTCGTTCAGAGTGGCAGTACGCTTGGCAACAGATGCTCATAGACTCACGTCTTGAGGCAGGCGACCAAGGTCTTGGCTTTGAACTTACCCCTAACATGCCTACCAACAACATCTATAACTGGTTCTTTAACCGTGTTCGTCCTCTTGCTGCTATGATCTCAGGACATCAGAGACGTAACCGTAAATCCAGTGTTGTTATACCACAAGATAACGCTGATCAAGAGACAGCAGATCAGTGGACAAAAATTATCATGAACATCTACAAGAACGAGGGCGTCTATGAAACCATATCAGAGGCGTTTCATAAAGGGTCAGTCATCTCAGGCCTTAACTTCTTGCAGTTGTACTTAGACTTTACTGATGATCCCCTTAATGGTGACCTTAAAGTTAAACGCCATGGCTTTTCATCTATCATCTGTGATCAGAACTTCGTTAACCTTGATCTTAGTGACTGCCGGTGGCTTACGGTTCGTACCTACATGTCACCAGAGGATGCTATAGCACTCTTACCTAATCGTACTGATGATATCTTAAGCCTAAATATCTCATCAGGAAGACGTTCTAAGGGAACCAAGTTTGAATACATGCCACAGGCGTTTGGTAACAACGTAGCCAACCTTGTTGCGTATGACGAGTATTACTATCGCACTACCCGCAAGCAGAAAAAATTATATGATCGTGAGACTGGTGCTAAGCGTGATATCTTTCGGGAAGATCCAGAGTATCTTAACCAGTTCTTGCAAGAGAACCCTTCCATCGTCGTTGTTGAGTCTGATGTACCAACCGTACGCATGGCTATCTCAGTGCAAGACAAAGTTCTTTGGGAAGGCCCTCAGCCTTTACACATAGACTGCTTCCCGTTCGTACCCCTTGTTGGGTTCTTCAATCCAGAGCTATCATACCTGGCTAACCGCCTCCAGGGACTGGTTCGTTCTGCACGAGATCCACAACTGCTGTTCAACAGACGTATGATCCTGAACGCCGAGATAGCAGAATCTATGCCAACTAGTGGTTTTATTTTTAAGGAATCTGCCATAGTTGACGTTAAGCATTTATTTAACACGGGGCCTGGTAGGTTTATACCGCTTAAAAAAGATGCACAGATGACCGATATTGTACCGCTACCACCTCCACAGATCCCTGGTGAGTACTTTACGGTGCAAGAGTCCATGTCTAAAGAGATATCGTTTGAAATGATGGTTAACGAAGAGATGATGGGTATCTCAGAAGATGACACCATAGCAGGCGTTCTTGCTGCGCTCAGACAGTCAGCAGGTATAACAACCCTCCAGATCATCTTTGATAACCTTGATAGAGCACAGGTCATCCTAACCGAACGCATGATGGAGATCATCATGTCTAATTTCCTTCCTGGCAAGATAGAAACGATGCTTGGTGGAGAACAACCAACAGAGTTCTTCTACAACAAGACATATGGAAAATATCGTTGCATGGTAGAAGCTGGCTTCAACACTGAAAGTCAAAAACAACTCGAGTTCGCTCAGCTCTTCCAGCTCAAACAGCTTGGTGTTGAGATCCCTCAGTCAGCGCTTATCAGAGCAGCTACGTTACAGAACAAGAACGACCTCATTGCAGCTATTGAAGAGCAACAACAGCAACAACAACAAGCAGAGCAAGCTCAAATGCAGGCTCAGCAACAGCTACAACAGTCACAGGCTATGCTTGCTCAAGCTCGTGCTGGTGCTGATGAAGGCCTTGAGTGGGAACGTAAGTCTCGTGTTCCTGAAAACCGTGCTCTGGCTGTACAGAAGCTTGCTGAAGCTGATAAAGATCAAGAGATAGGACTCTACAATAAAGTTAAGATGCTTAAAGAGATCGAAGAGATGGATATCTCTCACTTAGAAAAATTAGTTACCCTTGCACATATGTTACAGAGTAGTAGTGTTCAACAAAACAAACTCGAAGCGCAGTCTTTGGGTAATGCCGAACAGGCGAAGGAGTTATAATGGAAGCAAAGAAATTCTCAGGCAATGCAGGTATGCCAAAAGATCTTATGATCAAGAAGCTTGAACCTCGTATCATCCCTAATCTTCGTGGTTACGATGGTACCTACAAAGGCGTCATGAATGACATGAAGTCAACACAAGCAGGTCTTAAGAAAGCATTTAAGGCAGGTAACTCGTTCTAACCTACTACGCTCTTCGCTCTTCGAGCTTGTAGCTTCGAAGGTCAAGGGGAATAGGAAAGGAGTTATTTATGGCCAACGCCGCAGGAATAAGACCAGACGACAGACTTACCAAGCTACTCTACAAGGTGATGAAAACCCCCAAGTCGTTGCAACAGGATACTAAAAACTTCAACCCCTTGAAGATACAGGCTTGGACTAAGGAGTCGTTCCCTAATCAAGGAACTAATTCATGAGCTACAAAGAAGTGTACGCTCCAGAGGAGAAGCCAGTGAAGAAGAAGAAGAAATCTTCTATTCGTAGCAAAGAAGACAAGCTTCATAAGATGGAAGAAAAACTTCACCATCGTGCTGAAAAGGCTATGGAGAAGGACGAGACTGTTCATAAAAAAATAGCTCGTATCCATAAAAAAGAGAAAGGGTGTTGATGCAACGTAATGACAAGATTATGGATGCCAAGATAACTAAAAAAGAGTTATCTGATCATAAAGCCTTAAAAGACTCAAAAGCCTTAGCTGACAGCCTTGCAAAAGAAGGCAAGAAGCGATGGAAAGCACTCGATAGTCATGTCACCAACAAGACGCTGACTAAAGTGCGTATTGATAAATCAGGTAAGTAAGGAGTTACGATGCCACTCACTGGAACTCCCAAGCAGAAGATGAAAAAGGCAATGCACGAGGCGAAAGCCGGCAGAATGCATAGTGGTTCTAAGAAGGGACCTATTGTAACCAACCCTAAGCAAATGGTTGCTATAGCCTTGTCAGAGTCAGGGCTATCTAAAAAGAAAAAGAAACGTTCAGCATAACGCCTTCCTATCAGTCCTCTCGCTTGCTTGGTTGTTCACAGGCGGGAGGAATTACATTGTGAGAGATACATGATCAACAAAACCATGAATAAGCATGAACGCAAGACGTATGGTCAGCTCCTTCATGACCGTCAGTTTGCAGAGCAGATACGACTGGCTGATAGCTATGAGTTTGCCAAGCTCGTTATGAAGGGCATGATTGATGACGTTAATGCAGAAATAGCTGAACATGCACAGGGTAAATACAAAGGAAAATCGTTCTATGTTTTGGCACTTATTGCTACGGAAGCTCTGGGCAAAGCTCCAAAGACCATCGTTACAAGCACTTTTGACTGCCCCTATCCAAGCCTCAACCAGACCGTGTGGAAAGTCGACCATCTTAAAGAAGAAGCGTTCTTGCTGTGGACGTTGCCAGGTAAGCAAGAAGCCAATGAGATCCTCAACCATCCACAACGATACCTAAAAAATAACCCTCAGTCACAAGAGACGATGGACTACGTCTTTAAACTTAAGTCAGGAGCTTTAAAGGAGCTGTCAGATAAAGAGAATGGTTATAAGAAAGATATGGCCCTCATAATACAGGAGGCGTAATGATAGAAGACGTAACGTCATTAGATACCCTTGTTGATAATCCTGAAGTTACACCAGAACCAGAGGCACCTGAAATAGAAGAGCCTAAGAAAAGATCCTATGAAGACAATGCAGCAGAGCTTAATCTTAAAAACCTTAGACTTATTGCAGAGCGAGAGTCGTTACGTGCTCAGCAAGCTGAAGAGCGCCTTAAAGAGCTAGAACGTTCTCGTAGCAGTCATGAAGATGATGAGCTTGACTCTGATGACATCATGGATAAGAAAGAGTTTAAGAAGTACTACAAGAAGATCAATGAGACCAACGCAACTCAGGCCAAGGAAACAGAGCGCTTACGCCAGGAGCTTCAGTACTATCAAAATATAGCCACTGAAGAGATCTTAAAAAATAAGTTTAAAGGGTTTACTACCGTAGTTAACGAGAAAAACCTCGCTAAGCTTAAAGACGAAGACCCCGTCCTCTTTAAATCTATCATGGCTAATGATACACTCATTGATAGAGGTGAAGCAGCATACAAGATCCTGAAGAATCATCTTGCAGAGTCCAAGAACTACGATGACCAGAACGCTCGCCTTGAAGATAACAGACAAAAACCTAAGGCAGCTGCTACCGTAGCAGGCCGTGAAAGCCAAGTTACACCACTCTCAACGTTTCAAGACAAGAAACGCTGGAAGCCAGAGTTAAAGTACTAAGCAAGACGATCCTACCTTTCTTTTTCTCCAGGGCTGCGGTGTCGTGACCGTGGCCCTTCTATTTTTCTTTACATCGCTCGTTCATTTCTGTCATGATACTAGAGACGTAAGGTACTCGTCCTACCACTCTAAGGGTTTAAAGCCCGATCTAACATTTCCATCGGCGTAAGGGACTCGCCACCCCAACCAGGCGTAAGGAACTCGCCATTCCAAACGTATCAACACATGTCCTATCCCTTTAGGGAGTTATATATGGCTAATGTCACAGTCAATAATGTACCGCCTCCAGTACTAGAAGCGTTTCACAAGCGTCTCTTGTCGGTACATAAACCTAAGTATATTTATAGCTTTGGTGCTATGCGCGAAGAGATGCCTGCCAACGCTGGTGAGTACATCAAGTTCAGACGTTACAGAAGACTCAATCCATTCCCAATTCCATTATCTGATAACGGTGACCCTATTCCGTCAACAACACCGCAAATTTCGGATATTTCGGCAAAGATTCAGCTGTTCGGACAATGGATCGGATTAAATCAACGCGTCACCCTTTCCAACCAAGATCCAGTAGCTCAACAGCTTATTGATCTTCTTGGTATCTCACTTCGTGAGACGGAAGACTTGTTGATTCGTAGTGTTATTTTGAGTAGCGCTGCATTTGTAAATGCCACCGGCGGTACAAATGGTGACCTTCCTACAGAAGTCAGTTTGTCAGATATTGATGACGTAACTACACTTTTAATTTCAAATGACGCTATGATGATGCTCGAGCAGGAGGGCGGAGAAGATCGTTTTGGGTCAAGTCCCCTGAATGACTCATTCATAGGGCTTTGTCACACTGATATGATCCCAAGACTCAATGCAATGCAGGATTTCGTGAAGAAGGCTTCTTATTCTAAGCCATCAGCCGCATTATTGAGAGCAGAGTGGGGCTCAGTGTCTAACGCTCGTGTATTCGTATCGTCAGTTGGTGCCAAGTTGCTTAATGCTTCTGCATTGGGTGCTACGGTTTACCCTCTTACGCTTATGGGTGCAGAGGCTACTGCTATTGTTGACCAAGATAACTTCTCCAGTGAGCTGATCATTCGACCAGCATGGATTAGCGACCCTCTCGGCCAAAATGGCACGTTAGCCGTCACAACAGCTATGGCTAGTGTGATCACTGATGAGTCTTGGCTCACCAACCTTTATTGTACGATTTAAGGAAAGGGTACACACATGTCTATGGCTTTTTCAGGCACAATGCAAGGCTCTTTCGTTGGAGTAACAGGTGTTCCTAAGTTCATTGAACTCAGATCTGGGTTTGATTGGATTTGGGTTAAAAACCAAACAGTATCTTATGCTGCTGGTGCTAACACAGGTGCAGAGTTTTATTTTGATCCGTATACCATGACCAACGGTCAAGGAACTATCTACACAAAGACTGCTGCAACAGGTGCGTTAGCTATTGCACAAATGGCTGCTGGCACAGGGTTCTTTAGCTATGATAGTTCTGTCATAGTACCAGGAGCTTCACGTGCTACAACCGCAGTATCTGGTGCAGCTGATCCTGTAGTAGCGGCTGCTGATGTAACCGGTCTTGTTGTTGGCGATATCATTCGTATGTATAACCAAGTTGGTGCACATCAGCTTGATGGTATCGACTTTACCGTTACTGCTATTGGTGGTGGTGGCTTTACTATCGGCTATATGGACCAAATAGTAGCAGCGGTTGGTGCAGGGGCTTATCGTAAGATCCCGTACAACCCTATCTACTATCCTCGTAACCGTGTTATCACACACATCACACAAGCTACACAGGCTGTTGTGACAACGTCAGTAACACATGGTTATGCCATCGGCCAAAAGGTTAACTTTAGTGTTCCTATGGTTACAACGTTGGCGTTCGGTATGACTGAAATGAACGGGCTTACCGGTTCTATTGTTGCTATTGATACCGTCAACAATACCTTTACTGTCGATATCGATAGTTCAGGGTTCTCTGCATGGGCGTTCCCGCTTACTAACGCTCCAGACTTTACACCAGCTCAGGTTACCCCTGATGGTCAGTCTACAGAGATACAGATCGCGCAATCCATCGGTCAAACATCATCTGCATATTATGACACAGCGCAACTCGGTATCTTGCTTATGCCAGGCACATTGAGTCCAGCTGGCGTAACAGGCGATGTTATCGAGTGGGTAGCAGGCGTATCCTGGAATAAATAGTAATTATGGGGCCTTTGCTATGAATAACGAAGACGTAGCAAGGGCCCCTTTGTGTCTCTCAAAAAGGAGTACTTATGTCACGTAATGAGAAATTAGTCGCGTTATCTAATAAGATCCCTGAAAAACTTACTAAAAGTGAGATGGAACAGTTTCAGGATAAGATCAAAGAGCGCGATAATACGATGGTTACCGGTGTCTTCAGAAACTTAGAGAAAGCAGGAACAGGGATTAAGTTCCCGTTCAGAGTCCATAAAGGACCTATCAACATCTACACCATGGAAGACGGGGGCATGTACACCGTTCCGTATGCTGTTGGATATCACCTTGAACATAACTGCAACACCATCGTGTTTAAACGAGGTAGAGGCATACCTGGTTCTAACCTTGGTTCTATTAACCCTAATGGTATAGCTACAGGAGCAGCAACGTCAGGTATGGAAGGTGGCCATATGCAAGAAGAGGCCAAGATACCACGCTATTCATTCTTGAGTACTGATATCCCTCAACGTTCTTCCATTTACAGGAGATAAGATGCCACTGGCCCAACAACAACCGATCTATACGCCAGCGTTTAGGATAATAACGGCTATAACACAGTCAAAACCAGCCCTGGTAACAACA